TGTTCTACCGCACCACCGTGTCTATATTTAATTGTAAGAGTTGTATTTGCCGGTGCTAATCCATATGTTTTTGTTTTCATAAAATTACTTGGGTCAAATGACTCGTCTAATTTTGAAACTCCAAATCCTAATGCTGAACCAACATTATCTGGATTAGGAATAATAACTTCATCGGGATTATCACTAACACCTGCTCCAAATCTTAATTCAGTTGTATCATCATCATTAACTCTTGTTACGAATCTTCTTGATGATTTAACCAGTCTCAACATATATGGTGTGTCATTTTGATATTGAGTAAGTTGTGGGTCATTTAATTCTGTGTTTTCTAATGTTTGAAATACTGTGTCTTGAGCTAAAAATGGAACTTCATACCAACTATTACCATCAGAATCTACACAAGAAATTACTTCGGATACTCCAGATTTATTTAGTGTAATAGTATCAAACTTTTTACCGGTGGAAAAGGTTATATTTTCTTCGATAGTTTCTCCAGACTTTGCAATTACTTTCTTTTTTAATAAATAATTTTCTGGACTGGTTCCTGATGAAGGTTGGATTATTTCGACTTCTAATGGGTCTAATGAACTTGATACTCTAAAATCAACTTGGTCCAATAATGTAAAGTCTACACCAGTATCAGATGTCAAACTTCCGTTTCTTTCTATTACACCCGCATAATCTAAGTCTGGAACAAACCCACCAGAACCATCAGATTTTGCTGGAACTTGTTGTGATACTTCTATTTCTACGGTAGAAGGAACTGCTGTCTTTGGTTTATAACCATAAGATTGTGCAATGTTATAAACATTTTTCTTTTCTTCCGCATAGTTTAATAAAGTTTCTCTATATTGATTATCTACATAGTAGTTTAAAACATCACCTACATAGGATGCCATCTCAACAAACATCATACCCGGTGATGACTCATTAAAGTCATTATATTGACCTGGAAAATAAGTTTTTGCAAACTCAATTAAATTTTGTCTGATAGAAGAGAAATCTCTACCAAGATAACTAACATCTTTTTTTACTACTTTTTTATTTACATTATAGTCGACTGCCATTTTATACTCCTACATCAAAATTAAATGAAATTGTATCAAGTGTATTAGGTTCTAATGTTGTAGAAAACTCTAATGTTATCATTACTTGATTTTCATTTGTTTCATTTTGAACTATTACTAAATCATTTATATTTACATAAGGTAACCAAGTTGAAATTGATTGTCTGACATCATTATCTAATTCATTTAAACTTGATGGTGTTATTTGTTCAAACAACAAACTTTTTAAATTAGAACCAAAGTTTGGCTGAAATACTCGTTCACCTTTTGATGTTAATAATAAATTTCTAATATTAGATTTTACTTGTTCCCTAATAGTTTTTGTTTTGTAAAAAAACCCCTCGGGACTATGGTCTAATGGAAATCTTATACCAACATAAATGTCGTCATCTCTATCTATTTCTCTAACATTTGGCATTATGGTCTATATCCTGTATCACCTTTTTTCTTTTTATTTATTGCTTTCATCAAACCAGAATAATCACGAGTTAATGCGTTTTGAACATCTTCTGGAACTGAGTCAACTGAAACACCTGCTTTTTTAATTGTATCAACTGCTGCCATTTCTCTTGCTCTTTCTTTATTCTGTCCTCTACCTAAATCTCCATAACCTAATACTTCTGCCATATTGTCAGAACCTAATACTCCACCTCCCAATGTTGGATATTCATCTTCCATTGGTGCTCCTAATGGTTTAGTGTTGTTCAATACCTCATTCAACGCTTTGTCTTTTGTGTATTGTTTCTTTGGTTTTTGTTTGACTTTTGGTTTAGGTTTAGAAATCGTTTCTGCTAGTTTGATTTCTTTTTTGTCATTAATAAATATCTCAGTCATCTGTTTTTTAACTTCTTTACGGACAACTAATTCGATTATTTTTATTAATTCATCTTTCTTCATTTCTACTCCTATTCAGTATTTACTTTCTTACTTAAAATTTTATTTACTTGTTGTTTTATGATATTTACATCTGCCGTAAGTCCTGTTGATGCTCCTGGATTAGCAGCAGCATATGAACTGACTATATTTGACAATGATGTTAAAATACTATCAAGTATTTTTTCTAACTCATTACCCAACACTACTGGTTGTGTATTTTCTCCACCTAAATTTATTTCCTTTGTATAAACATTAAACTTTTCTCTTCCGTGTAAAACAATATTATCTGATTGTAAAGTCATTTGTGGTTCATCATTATTTATTATTTCCCCATCTTCAAAATTAAATTTTACCTCTTCTTTGGTTGTTAAGTAAATAGAATTAATTTCTTTATCAAGACTTTCATCATAAACAAACTTACCAGTCCCAGTATTTAATCTTCCTGATACAATTTTCACATTAGGTGAGTCTACATACTCAACTTCATCTTTTCCAAAATCTTTATATTGATTACTACCTAATCGAATTGAGTTTCCAAATCTACCCTGTATGATTGTATCACCTTCACGACATACTAATTTTTTATTTGCCTGTTCAGTTCCAGCAAAATATTTTCCAGGATAATATACTTCATCTATGGTTTCAAAAGAACTTATGTTTTGTCTAACATTTCCTATTGGTGAGTTTTGTATATTAAATTTTGACATATAAAAAAACTTACCTGCCAATTCAACTCCCATAACAACTTCACCTATAATAGGAAGTTGTGTTAAATTTGTATCGAGTGGATGATATGTTGCTAATTGATTTTCTGGACTCCCTTGTTGGTCAATAATATTTCTACCTATTATAGCACCAATAACTGGTTCGTCCACATCAGTTAAAACATCTTTAACTTCAATTGGTTCAAAATGTAATGACATTAATTTTCCTTACTTATAGAATGTTCTATTTCGTCTCTTTTGATTTGTAACTCCTGAACATCTGATTCTATTGCATTCATCAGTTGTTCTTTTTCTGCTTCTGATAAACCGAACTCATCTCCACTATCCGATATTCTTTTTTCTGCTGCAGTAATTCTTTGAACGATTGTTGCCAACTTAACAAGTTGTTCGTCGTTCTTTACATTGATTTCTAAGTATTCTTTTAACATAGGAATAATCTGAACGGCCGTATCTCCATCCTTAATAAATCCAACCACCTCTTTCATCAATACTTCTAATTGTGTTTTATTGGTTTTGGAATTATCATAAATGTCTTTGAAAACATCTGATAGGGTTTTTCCCTCGAATATTTCGTAATCTTTTGCCATAGTTTTTACCTAACAATAAATATACGATATTGAAAAAATAGGGATATATATTTATATATCAAATAATTTTTTTGTTTTTGACTTATAATTATTATACGAAGTCGGTTTCAACACCGATTTTTGTTCATTTAAAGGGGGAAACTAAAATGAAAGATACAATCAAAATGATTATGGACGCAGTAGGTGGAATTAAAGACTTACTACTTCACATAATCGGCTTAGGTGTTCTCGT